ATTAAATAGTTTTTCTTCTATACGAACAGATAACACTTTAGTCTTAGGTGATTGGTAATCAGTAAATTTAAATTCTTTTATATAATTCATCATTACTCCTTATTTAGTTAAACAAAATATCCTTCTTACTTGAAGGATACTACTCCATATACTCGCAAGCTTGCTATGTGAGGACTCAAAGGTCAATCAAATCAAGGGTGACTGGCGAATCTATCTGATTCGTCACCAAGGCCTTAGAGTTGATTAGTGTTTATGCCTTTGAGCCGCAACGGTGCGAGTACAATGGAAGGTATCCGATAGTAGTAGTATCAGATAAGAGTTGTCTTGTGTCCTGAGTAGGCACGCGCCGTTAAGCTCAGCACAAGACAAGCTCGCCATGAGTTCATACACAATGGTATAGCGAAGCGTAACTCTTTATCTTAGATACCTCGTAAGAGCATCTAAGATATTTAGAGTTACTGCCTCAGTTGGGCATAGAAACATTACTACAAAGCCACCGCGGTTCCAAAACCGCAAGGTGTACGACTCTTTTCCAATAGGGGGAAAGAGGTAGTACATTTAGAGGCGGTTCTAGATTACTGTGTGTTACATACTTAGGATGTATTCTACATCCTTAGGATGTTATCAGACAGTTCTAGATTAGCGCCAGTTAACTTTGTCGTTTCTATTGACAGAAGACAATATAGAAACATCTGTGATGCTTCTGTCAATCCAACTGAGGTGAACAATGTGTTAAATATAAATACAGGGGTTTGATTGTGAATCACACGCATATTTATATCAAATTTTGATTCCATAGATAAATTTGAGTAACACTTGGTGTTTATCTGAGAGTATTCGGGACAGCCGTAGGGGGAGCCTAACGCTGAGAGCGAATAGAAAATAAACTATCACTCCCAGACCAGAGTAAATTTCAAGTTATTTAGTTTTTTAATAACTATCTGTTACAATAATCGTATTTTTCAATGGTACAAAGATAGACAAAATACAATTCATCAGGTAGAATCGATTTTGCTACTTAAGTCAACACAAACAAACTTCTGAAAACAGAAAATAATTTTTAAAAAGTAACCACCTTAAGGGGCCTACTAAATAAAAACTAATTTCTACAAAAGAAAGTAAATTGTAAACTTAAGTTACTATAGTACATTAGCCTACTAAAGGAGTAGATAACTTATGTCAGATGGTAGAAAAAGAAACCCAGGTAACCCTATGCTTAAGAAAGGGGTTGTCTTAAATCCCAATGGTCGCCCTAAAGGTTCAGTTAATAAGTATACTCAGCTCGCTAGAGAACTCTTAAGCTCTAGAGGTGAAGAGATTGTCCAAGTTGTTATAGATAAAGCTTTAAAGGGTGATGTTCATTGTCTTAAGATGTGTATGGACAGAATAGTCCCGCAACAGAAAGCTGTAGAAATTAAGCATACTAAAGATGAAGGTGGTCTTGTCATTAATGTTGGGACTGCGGAGCAGATTACTGAAATGTCTAAAACTAAAGAACTAAAGAATCCTAAGACTAAGTCTGAAGATGAAGTAATTATAGAGGCTGTAGATGGGAACTCTTAATGTTGAGTTGCATCCAGCTCAGCTAAGTATATTTAATTCACCTAAGAGATTTAAGATTGTTGCTGCAGGAAGAAGGTTTGGTAAGTCCCGCTTAGCTGCTTGGATATTACTTATTAAAGCATTACAGTCTGATTCTAAAGATGTATTCTACATTGGTCCTACTTTTCAACAATCTAAAGATATTATGTGGGATATGTTAAAAAATCTTGGAAAAGATGTTATTGCTGATGCATACGAGAATACTGCAAGATTAACTTTAACAAACGGAAGAAAGATATTTTTAAAAGGTTCAGATAGACCAGATACACTTCGTGGTGTTGGTCTTGCGTATGTTGTACTAGATGAGTATGCATCGATGAAACCTAATGTGTGGGAACAAATCATTAGACCTACACTTGCGGATGTCCAAGGTGGGGCATTATTCATAGGAACACCTGCTGGTAAGAATCATTTCTATGATTTATATATGGAGGCAAAAAACGATGAAGATTGGGAAACATTCTCTTATAACTCTACAGACAACCCTTATATTTCTGAAAGTGAAATTGAAGCTGCTAAAAAGTCAATGTCAGCGATGGCTTTCAGGCAAGAGTTTGAAGCAAGTTTTGAAACCTTTACTGGCGGTATTTTCCAAGAAGACTGGTTCTTAACTGGTCCAGAGCCTGAAGAAGGTAATTTTGTAATAGCTGTTGACCCTGCTGGTTTTGAAGCTGTAGAAAAAGAACGAGGACTTAAAGGTTCTAAATTAGACGAAACGGCTATTGCTATTGTAAAAATAGATAGAGATAAGTGGTGGGTTAAGAATATACTACATGGTAGATGGACTATAAAGGAAACCGCTACAAAGATTTTAAAAGCAGCCGAGAGTTGCGAAGCAACTACAGTAGGTATCGAAACAGGTTCTTTAAAAAACGCTATCATGCCGTATTTACAGGACGAAATGCGTACCAATAACAGATTTGTCCATATAGATGAATTAAGACATGGTGGTAAAAAGAAAACAGAAAGAATAACTTGGTCGCTGCAAGGTCGTATGGAACACGGGCAGATAAAGTTTAACGAAGATAAAGAATGGAGACCTTTTGTTTCTCAAATGCTAGATTTTCCAAATCACTTGGCACATGACGATATGCTAGACGCCTTAGCCTATATAGACCAAGTATCTATAGCAGATTTTGCTCATTCTGTTCAATTAGATGAAGAATGGGAACCAGAAGATTTAATCGCTGGATATTAAAAGATTTGTAACATAAAAGTAATTTATGTTATATTACCCCTAAATTAAGCTTAACACTCAATATGCAAGAAGAAAATAAATATCAAGCACTCGCATCTTGGCTAATGTATCGTTTAGATAACTGGAGAGATTGGCGAGATACTAATTATGAAGCAATTTGGGATGAATACTACAGATTATGGCGTGGTATTTGGTCTGAAGAAGATAAAACTAGGATTTCTGAGAAATCAAGACTAATATCTCCCGCTTTACAACAAGCAGTTGAGTCTGCTGTAGCAGAACTAGAAGAAGCTACTTTTGGTAGAGGTAAATGGTTTGACTTACAAGACGATATAGCTGACCAGCAAAGACAAGATGCTGAGTTTGTCCGTAATATGCTGCAAGAAGACCTAGAAAAAACTGGCTGTAAAGACGCTATGGCAGAGATTTTCTTGAACGCTGCTATATATGGTACAGGAATAGGTAAGATTTCAGTAGAACAGAATGTAGAAAGGATGTTTATTGAAGCACCTATCGAAGGAACACTAGCAAGTAATCGTCAATTATCGGAAATTCCTGTTATAGATGTAAAAATAGAACCTATTGCACCTATGGAGTTTATTGTAGACCCTGATGCGCTAGGTATAAACGATGGTTTAGGTGTTGCACATGAGGTTATTAAGCCTAGATACCACATAGTTGAAGGTATTAAAGCAGGTATTTACAGAGATGTACCTCTAGAAGGTAACTATAACACAGAAGATTTTGGTTTTGATGAAGAAACTGACCCAGCAGATGAGTCAGATAGCGTTAAGATTACAGAATACTGGGGTTTAGTACCTAAAAGATTCTTAAAAGCTAAAGCAGATAAAGACGATTTTGACTATTCAAAGAGTGATGAGCTAGTTGAAGCAGTAGTTACTATAGCAAATGACGAATATATCCTAAGAGCAGAAGAAAATGCTTTTATGATGAAAGATAGACCTTTTGTTTGCTACCAACACGACATTGTTCCTAATAAATTCTGGGGCAGAGGCGTGTGTGAGAAGGGATACAACCCACAAAAAGCGTTAGATGCAGAAATGAGAGCAAGAATTGACTCATTAGCGTTAACAACTACGCCTATGATGGCTGCAGATGCAACAAGATTACCAAGAGGTGTTAAGTTTGAGGTAAGACCTGGAAAAACTGTACTTACAAATGGTAATCCTAGAGATACAATCATGCCATTAAACATGGGAACTACAGACCCACAGTCATTTACGCAACAAACTGCGTTACAAAACATGATTCAAATGGGAACTGGTAGTGCAGACCTATCATATCCAGATAGAGCTACAGCTTCTGGAATGTCAATGGCTCAATCAGCATCTATTAAACGCCAAAAGCGTACATTAATGAATTTCCAAAACACATTCTTGATTCCTATGATTAACAAAGCGTTGCATCGTAAGATTCAGTTTGATGTTGATAGATATCCTGTAGTAGATGTCAAGTTTATTCCATATTCAACTATGGGAATTATGGCAAAAGAACTAGAAATGCAGCAGATGGTACAAATGCTACAAGCAATTCCTAAAGATTCTCCTGCATTTAATGTAATTATGTTGGCTATGTTCCAAAATTCTAGCATTCATAATAGAGATGCTATTGTTAATGCTCTAATGCAAGGTATGCAGCCTAAACCAGAGATACAACAGATACAACAAATTACATTAGACATTGAAAGAAGAAGAGCTGAAGCAGAAATTAATAAACTTATTGCAGAAGCTGAAGAAGAAAGAGGTAAAGCAGCCTTACATTACTCAGAAGCTGGTAAGAATACAAGCAGTCAATCAACTCCAGAACTAGATATGGTTAAGAATCAGTTAAATTTACAAGAACAATCTCTTAGAATGGAGAAAATGAAAGCTGATATAAATAATACTAACTCAGAAACAGAAAGAAATATTCCAGAAATGGAACATCTTAAATCTGAGATTGCTTTAAATATGACTAAAGCTGCTGAAAATGCAAAGAAAGTTATTGTAGGTACTGACATTCAATGAAGACAGACGAACAGTTTTTAAAAGATAGACAACAGCTGTTTGAATCAGAAGGTTGGTTAGACCTTAAAGAAGAATTAAAGAACATTGAAGATAGCGTTAAAGATATAAGCACTATCGAAGATGAAAAAGCTCTTTGGCACGCTAAAGGGCAGTTGCAGATACTAGGATTGTTACTCAGCCTAGAGGAAGCAACCAAACTAGCGAGTGGACAACTGGAAACA